TGGAGAAAAGCTTGCACTACTTGTACACGATGAAGCAGGTAAATGGGAAAAGCCAGAAAATATATTAAACAACTGGCGAGTTACAAAAACAACATTAAGATTAGGGAGTAGGATTATAGGTAAGTGTATGATGGGATCAACATCAAACGCTTTAGATAAAGGAGGTAGAAACTACAAAAAAATATATGATGACTCAAATGTCAGTAAAAGAAACCGCAATGGACAGACTCGCTCAGGATTATATAGCTTGTTTATACCTATGGAATGGAACTACGAAGGATACCTTGATTCTTATGGATACCCTGTCTTTGAAACTCCAAAATCCAAAACGTATGGAGTTGATGGTCAAGCGATTGAAATTGGGGTCATTGAGCACTGGGAGAACGAAGTAGATGGTCTTAAGGAAGATCCTGATGGACTTAATGAATTATATAGACAGTTTCCACGTACAGAAAAACATGCCTTCAGAGATGAAACAAAACAATCTTTGTTTAATCTTACTAAAATCTATGAACAAATAGATTATAATGAAGATTTAAAGCACTCAGGTGTTGTTACTCAAGGTAATTTTCAATGGCAAGACGGAGTACAAGATACAAGCGTTTTGTTTGTACCTACTAAACAAGGTAGGTTTTATGTTTCATGGGTACCAAACATTAATCAACAGAATAGAGTTCTTATTAAGAACGGTTCTAAATATCCTGGTAATGATCACATGGGAGCTTTTGGTTGTGATAGTTATGATATATCAGGAACAGTTGATGGGAGAGGTTCTAAAGGATCGTTACACGGTTTAACTAAATTTAGTATGGAAAATGCTCCTGCAAATTTAATATTTTTAGAATATATATCAAGACCTCCAACTGCAGAGATCTTCTTTGAAGATGTATTAATGGCTTGCGTGTTTTATGGAATGCCTATATTAGCTGAAAATAATAAACCAAGATTATTATATCACTTTAAAAGAAGAGGTTACAGAGGTTACTCTATGAATCGCCCTGATAAAACAATGCACAAATTATCAGTTACAGAAAAAGAAATAGGTGGTATACCAAATTCAAGTCAAGATATAAAACAAGCTCATGCAGCCGCTATAGAAGCTTACATAGAAAACTTTGTAGGTTACAATAATGAACAATACGGAACAATGTATTTTCAAAGAACACTAGAAGATTGGGCAGCTTTTAATATAAATGATAGAACAAAGCATGATGCCTCAATTAGTTCGGGGTTAGCAATCATGGCATGCAATAAAAATAAATACAGACCGGTTGCTGAAGTTATTAAAGAGCCTTTGAATTTAAGTTTTTCAAAATACAATAATAAAGGTGGTCAATCAAAAATAATTAATAGATGAAATTAAACACTGGTATCAATAGTGCGTTTCCAAGTCAGATGGTATCTGAAGGGGAAAAGAAAACTGAAGAATATGGTTTGTTGGTTGGACAAGCTATTGAATACGAATGGTTTAGAGGAGGAAGAGTAAATGGAAGTAGATGGAATACAGGTTATGAAAATTTTCATAGCTTAAGATTATACGCTAGAGGTGAGCAGAATGTACAAAAATATAAAGATGAATTATCTATTAATGGTGATTTGTCTTATTTAAATTTAGACTGGAAACCAGTACCTATTATACCTAAATTTGTAGATATAGTGGTTAACGGAATTGCTTCTAAAAATTATGAAATTAAAGCTTATGCTCAAGATCCTTTCTCGTTAAAAGAAAGAACTGATTATGCTCAAAGTATAATGAGAGACATGAACATGAAGGATGATATAATGGCTTTAAAAGAATCAACAGGTATTGATACTTTTAACACTTCTAATCCTGAAGAATTACCAGGCACTAAAGAAGAACTAGAAGTACATTTGCAACTTGACTACAAACAGTCGGTTGAAATAGCTGAAGAAGAAGTTATAAACCAAGTGTTGGCTTTTAACAAATATTCTTTAGTTAACAAAAGAGTTACTGAAGATATAGTTACAATAGGTATTGGAGCTTTAAAAACTCAATTTAATAAATCTGAAGGTGTTTTAGTTGAGTACGTAGATCCAGCAAACTTAGTTTATTCGTATACTAATGATCCTAATTTTGAAGACATATATTATGTAGGCGAAATAAAATCTTTAACTTTAGCTGAAATAAAGAAAACGTTTCCAAAAATTACAGACGCGGAGCTTGAAATGATGGTTCGTTATCCAGGAAGAGATGGATATATTGCAAACCCTAATTATGACAATGATTTAGTTCAAATATTATTTTTTGAATATAAAACTTTTATTGATCAAGTTTTTAAAATTAAAAAGACTGATCAAGGCTTAGAAAAAACTTTACAAAAACCAGACACTTTCAATCCACCTCAAAGTGATAACTTTGATAGAGTTTCAAGAAGTATAGAGGTATTATTTAGTGGAGCTAAAGTAATGGGTGCTCCTCAAATGCTAGAATGGAAGCTTGCAGAAAACATGACAAGACCTAGTAGTGACTTGACTAAAGTTAATATGAATTATGCTATATGTGCACCTAATTTATATCAAGGTCGTATAGAATCTTTAGTTAGTCGTGTTACAAGTTTTGCGGATATGATACAGTTAACATCGTTAAAACTACAACAAGTAATTCAAAGAATGGTGCCAGATGGTGTGTTTGTAGATGTTGATGGATTAGCTGAAGTTGATCTAGGTAATGGAACTAATTACAATCCACAGGAAGCTTTAAATATGTATTTCCAAACTGGTAGTATTGTTGGTAGAAGTTTAACACAAGATGGTGATCCTAACAGAGGTAAAGTACCTATTCAAGAATTGCAATCATCAAGTGCTAACGGAAAAATACAATCATTAATTAATACTTATCAGTATTACTTACAAATGATAAGAGATGTAACTGGTCTTAATGAAGCTAGAGACGGTAGTCAACCAGATCCAAACGCTTTAGTTGGTTTACAAAAAATGGCAGCTAACGCATCAAATGTTGCAACAAGACATATATTAGATGCTAGTCTATATCTAACATTAAGAGCTTGTGAAAACATATCTTTAAGAGTTGCGGATATGTTAGATTTTTCTTTAACAAACGAAGCTTTAAAATCATCTATTGGTATTTTTAACGTTAAAACTTTAGATGAAATTGATAATCTACATTTGTATGATTTTGGTATTTTTTTAGAATTAGAACCAGAAGACGAAGAAAAAGCTATGATAGAGCAAAATATTCAAATGGCTCTTCAACAAAATCAAATATTTTTAGAAGATGCTATTGATATTAGAAATATTAAAAATACTGCTTTAGGTAATCAAGTTTTAAAATACAGAAGAACTAAAAAACAACAACAAGATCAACAAGCCCAGCAACAGCAAATTCAAGCTCAATCTCAAGCAAATCAACAAGCTACGGAAGCCGCTGCAATGCAAGAGGTTCAAAAGGCCGAGGCTATGACTCAATCGAAAGTTCAATTAGAACAAGCTAAATCTCAATTTGAAATACAAAGAATGCAGACTGAAGCTCAAATAAAAACAACTTTAATGGCTGAGCAATTCCAGTATGATTTACAATTAGCTCAAATGCAAATGCAAGCTACAAAATCTAAAGAAGGTGAAATTGAAGATAGAAAAGATAAACGAACAAAACTACAAGCAACACAACAGTCTACAATGATAGACCAAAGAAAAAATGATTTATTACCTACTGATTTTGAAGGTGAAGATCAAATGATGCCTATGGACATCTAGTCCTTATTATTAATTTTATATTATTATATTATGTCAACAGAAGTAAAACAAGAAGGTACTTTTAAGGTAAAACTTAAAAAGCCAAAACAATTAACAAAAAGTGATGAACCTATAAAAGTAGATTTATCAAAACCTAAAACAGAAACAGATGCCATTCAAGAGCCAGAAGCAACGAAGGTGGATGTGGGCGAACAAGCCGGAAATGGCAAAACAATGGGAAGCGGAGGGAGCGACGTCCCCGTTATCAATGTTAAGAAAGAACCAGAAGAGTCTACAGAAGAAAAAGCAATAATTGAAGAAATTATTGATGAAAAACAAGAGGTTGAAGAAATAGGAGAAAAAACTCCAGAATTAATAGCTGTAAAAGAAGATACTGCTATTCAACAAGAAAACATTGAAATACCTGAAAACATAGAGAAAGTTATAGACTTTATGAAAGAAACAGGGGGTACTTTAGATGACTATGTCAGATTAAATGCTGATTATTCTAACGTAGATAATGATACTCTATTAAGAGAGTATTACAAACAAGCTAAGTCACATTTGGATTCAGAAGAGATTAACTTTATGATTGAAGATAATTTTTCTTATGATGAAGAAGCAGACGAAGAGCGTGAGGTTCGACAAAAGAAACTTGCGTATAAAGAAGAGGTTGCTAAAGCTAAGCAGCATTTGGAAGGTTTAAAGAGTGATTATTACAAGGAGATCAAGTTGAGACCCGGTGTAACTCAAGACCAGAAAAAAGCTACTGACTTTTTTAACCGCTACAACGAAGACCAGACTGTAGCACAACAACATCATGAAGATTTTAAATCTAACACTAACAAATATTTCTCTGAAGAATTCAAAGGTTTTGACTTCAGCGTAGGAGAAAAGAAGTTTAGATACGGAGTTAAAAATCCAAGTGAAGTTGCTGATAAACAATCTGATATTGCCAATGTTGTTAAGAAGTTCTTAAACAATGACGGGAGTGTTAAAGATGTTAAAGGTTATCACAAAGCTATGTATGCTGCAGAGCATGCTGATACTATTGCACAACATTTTTACGAGCAAGGAAAAACTGATGCCGTAAGAGAAGTTGTTACTAAATCAAAGAATGTCCAAACTGATATAAGAACTGGTGCGCCAGATGTATCACTTGGAGGTTTTAAAGTTAAAGCACTTAGTGGTATGGATTCTTCAAAACTTAAGATTAAGAAAAAAACATTTAACAATTAAAACAAAAATTAAAAATTATGGGACAAATTTCTCCTGTGTTTGGAAGTGTAATACCTTCTCAAAAACAACAACTGCTAGCTGGAAACTACCTAGCATTTAATGCTGGTGCGAATGATTTCGTACAGCAATACCTACC